GTAGACAAATGAAAAATTTTAAATTTCTCACATGAGGGGGTGGTATATATGGCGACTAAAACAAAAAAAGCAACAAAAACAGAAATCAAAACTGATTTACTGGATCAACTTGAACGCAATAACACAGTTGGAAAATATTATTTAGATCTTGTAGATGATTATATGGATTTGTGGTCAACAAAGAGAAAACTCATTGCTGACATCAAAGAAAGAGGAGTAACGGTTAAATATCAAAATGGAGAAAATCAATGGGGCTATAAAAAGAATGACAGTGTGGAACAGTTGCTAAAAGTAAACCAACAAATGCTAAGACTTTTAGACGCACTTGGAATAAAGCCATCCCAGGATGGTGAAGATTATGACGACTTGGAAATGTAGGAAGAAAGATTATCATTCATTCATAGATGAATATATTGATGGCTGCCGAAGCGGAAAAATCACAGTTGGCAATGATATATTACTGGCCTGTGACTACATTGAATATAAACTTAACAATCCGGATGTGTTTATAGACAAAGAAAAAATCAATAAAGCGGTTGAATTAATGGAGAGATACTTTGATATCTCTCTTTTTGATTGGGAGCTTTTCGTAACTGCTTTAATACATTGCTACTATAAATCTAGTGACACTGTAGTTTTTGATGAAATTATGATAATGATGGGAAGAGGTAATGGAAAGAATGGTTTTATCTCACCGATATCATGGTATCTCACAACTCATTATCATGGCATTAAAGGATATAATGTAGAGATTATAGCTAACAGTCAAGATCAGGCCGAAACGTCATTTAATGATATCTATGAGGTGCTAGAAAATACATGGAGTAAGTCTAAAAGGTTTTTTCATAAGACAAAAGAGGTTATTACCAATTTAATAACAAGATCCTACATCAAATATCATACATCCAATTCGAGAACGAAAGACGGTAAACGGTCTGCATGTCTTATATTCGATGAAATACACGAATATGAGAATTACGACATGATATCTGTGTTCACAAGTGGTTTTGGAAAGAGAAAACATTCTAGAATATTTTACATAACTACAAACGGCCATGTTCGCGAGGGAGTTTTTGATGATAAATTAAAACTAGCAGAGGATGTACTAAATGGAACAATTAAAGATTTGGGGTTTTTGCCTCTTTTATACCGCATAGATGATGAAAAAGAAGCCTTGAACCCGGATATGTGGCATAAAGCCAACCCATCACTTAAATATCTACCAGAATTAAAAAAGATTATGGATGCCGAGTTTATCAAAATGAAATATACCCCATCCATCGAAAGAGATTTCTATACAAAAAGAATGAATTGGCCAAAGTCAAATGCCGACATTGCAGTAACAGAGTGGAAAAATATCGAAGCAACCAACAAGCCTATGCCTGATTTAAAAGGCAGACAATGTGTAGTTGGCATTGACTATACGAAGATAAATGACTTAGCAAGCGTAGATTTACATTTTAAAGACGGTGATATCCGTTATAAAATATCTCATTCATGGTTATGCTTGCAATCATCAGATTTAAAGAGATTAAAAATACCGTGGAGAGATTGGGCGAATGAAGGGATTTTAACATTGGTTGACGATGTTGAGATTAATCCGTTAATAATCACTAACTACATTTTCGAGCAAATGCAATACTATGATATAAAAGGGATTGCAGTTGATAGTTATAGATATGCACTACTAAGCAAAGCATTAAAAGATATAGGTTTTGGTAAGGACCATAAAAACTTATACCTAGTACGACCGTCCGACATCATGAAAATTGTGCCTGTAATTGATAGTGTTTTTATAAATCAAAATCTTATAGTAGGAGATAATCCGCTATTTAGATGGGCAACAAACAATACAAAATTAGTTGCGAGTGGCAAGAAGCAAGGTGCTGACACTGGCAACTATTATTATGCCAAAATCGAGGGCAAGAGTAGAAAGACAGATCCATTTATGGCCGGAGTACACTCATTTATTATTGAGGAATGGCTTGAAGAAAATACAAGCGTTTATGATGATTTGCCTGTAATATCAATATAGAAAGGTGGTGATAAATTGGGATTAATAAGCTGGTTAGCAAATAGATTAAGTGGCAAATCCGTACCACTTAGTGGTGACGATTTAAGCGCCACCATAGAACAATATGCATCTGAAATACATATCCGGGAGATGGCATTTTGGTCTACTGTAAACATTATTGCAAACGCTGTAAGTAAATGTGAATTTAAGACATATGTCCAAGGAAAAGAAATCAAAGGTGCAGAATATTATCTCTGGAATGTCGAACCAAACAAAAATCAAAACTCTAGTGCATTTATACACAAATGGATATCTCAGCTCTATCGGAACAATGAATGTCTTATTATTGAACAAAACGGACAATTAATTGTAGCTGATAGTTTTAACAAAAAAGAATATGCGCTCTATGAGGATAGATTTACGGAAGTAACAATAGGCGATTTTGTATTTGAAAAGTCTTTTAATCAGTCAGAAGTCCTGTATTGGCAGTTATCAGAAACAGATATGCGTAAAGTGGTAAATGCTCTATATGAGACATATGCAAAGTTAATTTTCTTTAGCATGCAAGCATATCGACGGTCCAGAGGAACAAAAGGTGTATTTCATTATGAAACCATGCCGGTATCAGGCACTAGAGAGCGAGAAATATTTGACGATCTAATCACTAATAAATTTAAAGAATTTATGAATGAGGCAAACTCAATAATTCCGTTAGGTAAAGGACAAAGTTTTACAGAGATAGGGAATAAAACTTATTCCAATGAAAGCACTAGAGATATTAGGGCACAGATTGATGATATCAGTGATTTTACCGCCAAAGCCTTTGGCGTTCCACCTGCATTATTAAGAGGCGATATTCAAGGAACAAAGGATGCTGTTGAAAACTTGCTGACATTCTGCATAGATCCGTTAGTTGATATGTTACAAGAGGAAATTAATCGCAAACGAATAGGACAAGCAGAATATCTGAAGGGAACTAAAGTACAGATTGATACATCCGCAATTAAGCATATTGATTTATTTAGCGTAACAGCTGCAATAGATAAATTGGTATCTAGTGGATGTTTCTGTATAAACGACATCAGAAAAGCATTAGGACAAGAACCAATAGACGAAGATTGGGCCAACCAATACTTTATGACAAAGAATTATGCAACAGTGGAAGAGTTGTTGGAAGTAATTGAAGGGGGGTGAGAAAACATGAAGAAATACTACTCATTAGCAAAAGAAAACAATGAGGCCAATATTACTATTTATGGTGATATTACGTCGTGGGAATGGTTTGAAAGTGATGTATCTAGCTACACGTTGTCAAAGGAACTAGAGGGATTAGATGTTGATACAATCAATGTTTATATTAACTCTTACGGTGGCGAAGTTGCAGAGGGATTAGCAATTTACAATGCGTTAAAACGTCATAAAGCCAAAGTAAAAACGTTTTGTGATGGGTTTGCAGCATCTATCGCGAGCGTTATTTTTATGGCCGGAGACGAACGTATCATGTCAAATGCGTCATTGTTATTTATACATAACGCATGGACATGGACAAGTGGCAACGCTAACGAACTAAGGAAGCAAGCAGAAGATTTAGATATCATTACGCAGGCATCAATTAATGCTTATATGAACCATGTTAATATCACAGAAGATGAGTTAAAAGAGATGCTAGACAACGAAACATGGATAACTCCACAAGATGCTTTGACTATGGGATTTGCTACGTCAATAGTTAATGATAATATAAATAAAAACCCAAATCAAAGTATTAAAAAGAAGATCATGGAGCAGTTAATTAAACCGGTTGAAACACCTAAAGAAACTGTTGGCAAACCAAAAGAACCTAAGCAAGTTGCGGAACCGACAATGGAACCGAAAGAAAATACACTCAAAAACTTTTTGGCAGGGATTAAGACCTGCTAATTTTATTTAAGGAAAGGATGAATAAAATGAGAAATTTAGATTTAGTGCAACAAAAAAGAAATGAAATCTTACAAAGAATGAGTCAAGCAATCACTGATAACGATACTGCAGCATATTCCGAAGCTTTTAATGCATTAGCAAACTCTATCCAGGAAAGCGTATTGGCAGAGTATGAGCAAGCAATCCAATCAAACGATAGCAATGTATTGGCACAGAGAGGAGTAAGGCAGCTTACATCGGAAGAAACAAAGTATTACAATGCAGTAATCAATGCTATGAAGAGTGGAAATCCTAAACAGGCATTAACTGAACTTGATGTAGTAATGCCTAAGACCATCATTGATGATGTATTTAGTGATTTAGTAACAGAGCATCCACTGCTTGAAGCTATTGATTTTCAAAACTCTGGAGCAGTAACAGAATGGTTATTGAACGGTAATACTGATCAGTTAGCAACATGGTCACCATTATCTGCGGAAATCATTAAAGAACTCACTTCCGGATTTAAAAAGATCGATTTGCAGCAGAATAAGTTATCTGCATTTATTCCTGTGGCAAAAGCAATGCTTGATCTAGGTCCTGTATGGCTGGACAGATATGTAAGAGCAATTCTGTCAGAAGCATTATACTTAGGTTTAGAAGATGGTATCTTAAACGGTAGAGGTCAAACTACTAATTTACATGAACCTATTGGAATGAGAAAAGACCTTACTAAAGCGGTAGATCCAAGCACTGGATATCAGGATAAAGATAAAATCGAAATGAATTCACTTGATCCAGAAACCTATGGCAACACTTTAGTTGGACTTGCCGAAACTGAAAATGGACATGCGAGAGTAATTAATGGTGTGATTTTAGTAGTTAACCCTAAAGATTACTTAACTAAGATTATGCCTGCTACGACTCCAAGAGCTGCTGACGGTACTTATGTTCACAATGTATTCCCCTTCCCTACTACTGTTATCCAGTCTGCTAGAATGCCAGAAGGTGAGGCTATTATGGGATTAGGCAAGAGGTATCTCATGGCCACAGGAACCGGCAAGAGCGGAAAGATTGAATACTCTGACGAATACCGCTTCCTAGAAGATGAAAGAGTATACTTGACCAAGTTCTATGGTCATGGCCAACCAAAGGATAATAACTCTTTCTTGCTTTTAGATATTACTAATCTGAAGCCTACAATTCAGAAAGTAATCACAGTAACTGAAACGCCAGAGGTTTAGGAGGTAAATAATGAGGGTAAAAGTATTAAGAAACTTTATAGATAAAAATACTAAAACCCTCCACAAAGCAGGAACTGAAATAGAAGTAACCAAAGGGCGGTTTGAGGAAATAAACTCAACCGCCCATGGTGTTTTTGTGGAGGAAATTAAAGAGCCTGCGAAAAAGCAAAAGAAGTAGGTGATATTGATGCCAAATGGATTATTGGAAGATGTAAAAAACTATCTTGACATAACATGGCATGATCCAAATACAAATCAAAAATTAGAAGGCATTATTAAGCGTGGCATGAAGTATTTAAATAGCGTAGCCGGTGGAGAGTTAGATTACTCTACAGAAGATAAACCTAAGGAATTATTGCTAGATTATTGTAGGTATGTTCGCTCAAATGCACTTGAAGAATTTCAAAATAATTATTTACATGAGCTGTTATCCCTCCAAATAAACGAGGAGGTGAAGCGCTATCAAGCCGAAAACTCAGACATTTAATGACGGAGTATTAAAAGTTTACAAAGTAACTAATATAGCTGAACCCGGTGACAGACCAAAAGATGGACTTGAACTAAAATTCGAGAATGTAATACCATACGAAGAAAGAACGGTTGGTGTAACTAGATTTTATACCGGAAAACAAGCACAAAACACTATTGAGCAACTATTAAGAATACCAAGAGTTGAAGGGATATCTCGGAATGATATTGTTGTACCTATTGATGGCGAACAGTACAGGATAGAACAAATACAGGCTATAAACGATGTAGAACCTAGATGCTTGGATTTATCGTTGGAGAAAGTGAGTGTTGCAT